CTTTAAGTCAAGCTCCGAACATGGAGATGCAAGATGGACTCTTGCCTGCCCACGAGCAACGCTACGTGGAGCTTGAATGATAATACTCTCGTAGCACAAGACACGGAGGGATACGCCTAAGAAGACCCCCTCTTCACTTACAATAAAATAGCGTACCAGCATGCTTATATGTCACTGAGACAGTTCATTTTCGAGCCTGCTTTGTGTATGAAGTATGTTCCTACTGATACATAAGACTTCCAAGCTCTTACTCTTTGAAGGTTCTCAGATGAGTTTAGAAGGTTCTGCTCTACAAAATATTGTAAGGATTCTTGCTATGTCAAAAGACTGACGCGGTTCCGTAAAACTTTGTCATTCCCATAACGAGAGTTTTGAAAATTACCACTGTTAATTATTACCCATAAAAACAGATTCCCAGGGGGCATATCCCCTGAGTTTTTTCGGTTGTTCGACTGGAAGTTTATCTAATATAAACTCGTTTTCGAGAGTCCACACCTTTCGTGAGGGGCCATCGTAGTGATCGACCAGTCCGTGTGCTCTGTTCACTTGATACAGAGCCGACGAGAAAGTATCGAAAACCATTGATGATCCGACAAAAGTTGCGGCATCTCTAAGTTTCTTATGGAGGATATTCCAGTCCGTTTCCCCCCATGCGGCCATCATTTGCAGGGCCGTATTGCATTTTGAATTAGTAACCTCCTCAACATTCGAGCAGGCAGTAATCCAATTCGTCATCTCATAGATGGTTTCTTTCTTGAGACACATGCGCCATATTCCTTGAACCTTCATGAAATGGCATTTCAAAAAGGTACATTGCGTAATCAATTTGTAATCTTCCGCAATTGAAGACTTGTCTTCGGGTGTCATGGTCATACCAAATTCTTTCACGGCCTCAATTAGCCGCGGCAAGGTAAACCAATCGACTTCATCGCTCTTTGACACCAAAAAGTCGTCCCCGAAAACTATTGGTCGACAATGCTGCCAGAAAGCTGTTGGAGTAGCCAATTCTGGCGCATATTGACGCGCAATTCGACACCAACTCATGAGGAGGAGCAGAAGGCCAAGAACGGAGTTAAGCATAGATGTTTCACCACATCCAGACGGAACTCCCATGAACTTCATATATCCTGCATCCCCACAAATTGCTGTCGAATGACACATCTGTTCCATGAACACTCGCCGAAG